ACAAGCGCCTACAAGCCGCGCTAGAATCAAATGAACCCATAGACACTAACAATCAACTTAAACCCCGCCAAAACGCATCCACGCGAGCCATAGAGGTATAGATGACGACCAGCAAGCAGTCTTTGATAGACAGAATGACGCGCCAGGAGAAGGAGGAATACCTTCACCTCCTGGAGATACAGTCGAGAAGGTATGCGAAGAAGAGCCTTGTGGAATTCAGTGTGCGGAATGGCTTCATCCCGGCGAAGCATCACCAGTTGATCATTGATTACCTAGAGAAGTTGGAGAGGGGGGATATACAGAACCTGTTGATACAGACTCCACCAGGCGCGGCGAAGTCAACGTATGCGTCGATGATGTTTCCATCGTGGTTTCTTGGCAGGAACCCGAAGATGAACGTAATTGCGGCCAGTCACACGATGGAGTTGGCAGAGCGGTTTGGTCGCAAGGTGCGTGGCATGGTGGCCAGCCCGGACTTCAAGGAGATATTTGGTTTTGGTTTGTCCACGGAGTCAGCGGCTGCGGGCAGATGGGAAACCGAGAAAGGCGGTGAGTATTTCAGCGTCGGTGTTGGTGGTTCTGTAACGGGCCGCAGGGGTGACTTGATTGTGATTGATGACCCTATCCGTGGTCGCGAGGATGCAGACAGTACGACGATGCGCGACAAGCTGTGGGATTGGTATCGCCACGACCTTCTGACCCGTATCAAGCCGGGTGGAAAACAGGTGCTGGCCATGACGCGCTGGCATGAGGATGATATAGCTGGTCGGATTCTGGAACGCGAGGCGGAGAAGTGGACGACGTTGAAGTTGGAGATGATTAACACGCGGGAGGATGATCCGCTTGACAGGGCTGTTGGTGAAACTTTGTGGCCGGAGTGGTTTACGATGGAGATGATAGAGCGGGCGCAGCAAGACCCGCGAGGCTGGTCGAGCCTGTACCAGCAGAACCCGGTGCCGGACGGAGGTGGTGAGTTCAAGAAGAACTGGGTTGAGTATTACGACAACGCACCGAACCTGAAGAACGTAGCGCCGATCATATTGGTGGACCCGGCGAACCAGTTGAACAAGCGGGCAGACTATACGGCCATCTGGGTTATCGGGGTTGGCGGGGATGAGAACTACTATGTTTTGGATATTGTGCGGGACAGGTTGAATCTTGCAGACAGGGTTGACACGATATTCAGGCTGCACAGGAAGTGGAAGGCCAGGGTAGTCAGGTATGAGAAGTATGGGATGCAGAGTGACATTGACTACATCAAGATCGAGATGGATCGTCGGTCCTATCGATTCAAGATTCAGGAGGTCGGTGGTACACGCATCAAGAAAGAGGACAGGATCCGTCGTCTGATCCCCTATTTTCGGGATGGCAAGATGATCTTTCCAAGGGAGTTCAACTACACAGAAACCTCGGGGCGCACGACAGACTTGGTGCGGGTGTTCATTGAAGAAGAGTTGGCCGCGTTTCCTGTAAGTAAGCACGATGACCTGCTGGACTCACTCAGCCGACTGGCAGAACCGGGGCTTGTCATTCCCCGGTTTATTCCAGAAGAAGACAGGAGGGCAGAGATGATGGCACTGGAGGGTGCTGCATTCGAGCCATTCGACCCGGAGTTTGCCTACTAGCAACTTACAAGAGAAGAATTGTAGCCCAACCCAGCTTGTGGTATACCGCGCCTAAGTTTTTTAATTAGGTGCTGATATGGCTACGGTAAATCCTACAGTTTCAGACATTTCAGGCGACGGTTCCGTCAGGAAGATTGTCTGGGCTCCATTGACGACAACGAACGCGGACGGCGCTTCTGCTGAGTGGATTCAGTGGGCTGACCGTTGCATTCAGTTCCACGGCACCTTTGGCGCAGGCGGCACTGTCAAGCTACAAGGCAGCAACGACGGTACCAATTGGTACGATCTAGCGGACCCCCAAGGCAACGCCATCAGCAAGACGGCGGCGGGCATCGAGCAGATTCTTGAAATGACGCAGTTTGTGCGTCCTTTCGTTAGTGCTGGTGACGGCACAACTTCCATCACGGCGACATTGGTGATGCGCCGCAACAATCCCATGAGGACGTAACCATGAGCAAGTTCACGGACGCCGCCGACGCAATCAAGCGCCAACTGAAAACGATGGAGCAGTGGCAGGTTGCTGCTGAAGCTCTGGAAGGACTTGGCTCGCTGGACAACGCCACCAAGGAAGCCACCGCTGCGATGCAGGCCGCGCAGAAAGAGCGTGACGCTGTTATGGCTGAAGTGGCCAAGGCCAAGGCGGACGCCAAGGCTGCGAAGGACAAGGTAGCTGCAACGCTGCTGACGGCGGAAGCTGAAGCGGAAAAGATCGTGAACGAGGCTAAGGAGAAGGCAAGTGGCGTTGAAGCATCTGCTAAGAGCCAGGCGGAAGAGATTGTTGCCCTCGCCAAAGCCAACGCCGCAGCCATGTCCTCGACAGCCCGTGCCAATCTCGACACGCTGAAGCAACAGACGGACGCCGCTGACTTCAAGCTGAAGGAAACGCTGGCCCAGGTTGCTGAAGCAGAAGACAAGCTCGCCAAGGCCACGAAGCAACTGGACACCCTGAAGGGCAAACTTGCTGCGCTGATGGGGTAGCCATGATCTCGCTGTGCAGTAACTGCCTCAACAACGAACCCGGCTACCAGTACGACGGGAAGCACTACGTCCAGCGCGACGTTTGTGTGTACGGGATGCTTAATTTCCCGCGTGCCACTGCCTGCAACAAGCATGAAACCACTGTGTCGGAGGATAACGATGATTACGCTGAGTGATTACTTCGGTAAGTTCAACGACCACCCGGCCAAGACGATTGCCCACGTCAACAACGCTGAGAGGCTGCTTGGCAAGGTCAACGAGATGCTGACCGAGCTGTTCAAGACCCGCAACATCGACCTTGACATCAACCCAAACACAAAGACGCTGATTGCCGGGCAGACATACGGCGGCTGGCGTCCTCCGGAGTGCGACATCGGCGCTCCAAACTCAGCGCACAAAACCGGCGAAGCCGTAGACATCTACGACGCTGACGGCGACATCGACGGCGCGATTGATGATCCGCTGCTGCGTAAGTACGGGCTTTACCGCGAGCACCCCAGTGCTACCCGTAGCTGGTGCCACCTGACCACACGCGCTCCGAAGTCCGGGCGTCGGAGCTTCTACCCGTGATTAGAAACATCGTGACGCCGGATTGTAAACATGAAACTCGCTGACCTGATCACCGACCAGAACGGCGGCCACATGAGCCACAGCAAGCTGTGGGCAAACGTCGCTTACGCCGTGGTAACGGGAATACTGGTCTGGAAGGCATACAAGCTGAACATCAGCGACGACCTGATCTTGTACTACCTAGGCATCGTGGCCCTTCACGCTACGGGCAGCAAGTTCGTCGGCGCGACTACATCCAAGGTGGCGGAGTGAACGATTGGCTAATTTTCTCAATCATGGGCGTTCTGCTTGTCACTGCGATAGCGGCCATGCTGATCGAAGACGAGGACTGAGATGCTTGGATTATTCGCCAGTTCGGCAGCTATTAGGGGTTTTGGTATTGCCCTTCTTCTTGCTGGCCTTTTTGGTGGCGGCTACTGGCGCGGCCATGATGCTGCTACCACCGCTTGTGAAGCTGCTCGTGCGAAACAACTTGAGGAACACTTGAATGAACTCGCTCTCGAAACCCAACGCGCTGACCAGATTGCTCAGGCGTTTGCTGACTGGAGACAGTCGCACGGCCCTCGAAGGGTGGGATATGTTCGCGCTGCTAGTGAGCTGCGCTCTTGTAATCCTGTTCCTGATTCCTTTGTCCGGTTGCTCAACGCAGCCAGTTCGGGCGCTGGTGTGTCCGAAGATTCCACCGGAACTGCTTGTGCGCCCAGCACCATTGCAACAGATCGAGTTGCGGACATCACCTCAGAAAACCTCGCAGCCTGCGTCGAAAGTAACAAGCAACTGAACGCGCTGATCGACATCCTGAAAGGCAAATGATGAAACGCTACTTCTGGAACCTCCTTATCTCGGTTGACCAGATGCTTAACGCACTTCTGGCGGGCGACCCCGATGAAACTTTGAGCAGCCGCATGGGCAAGCGTGTAGCGACCTGTGCTGTGTGTAAGACCCTCTGTGACTTCCTTGATCGTATTGATTACCGGCACTGCCAGAAGTCAATTGAGCTAGACGAGGGCAACTGATGGAAGAGCAATTCAACCGCCGCCAATCTGATCGCTTCAAGCAGGAGTCCGGCGTCCGTAAGGACATCATGGAGCAAATGAGCGAGATCGACGACCCAACGTACAGGGTCATGTTGACGATGATGCTGCGTATGCAGGACGAAACGCAGACTGAAATCGCGGCGATGCACTTATCTATGCAGGCGTACATGCATCAGATCAACATCAAGCTGGACAAGCTGACCAAGACGGAGGACGAAATAAAAAAGTCCGTTCTGAATGGCCACTCCGAGACACACCACGATGACCACAACTGGATTCGTGAGCAGCGTAAGTTCGACCAAGCCTGTGGGTTGGTTCTGCACAAACACGGCGAGGATGGTCTGTGTGATCACGCCCGTCAGATGATCGAAGATCGTGAAGTCGCCAAGCGCCGCCAGTGGAAGGTAATGGATGGGTTGGCTGAGAAGGCCGTTTGGCTCGTTGTCATGTTTCTCGGTGGCCTGGTGGTCGCCAAGTTGTTTCCGGGTGTTCTGTAATTGGCTACCTACTCCACTGACCTCAACACGATCACGCTCTGTGATTCGGGTACGTTCACGGAGTTTACCGGCTTCACCACAGGTGGTACGCCTGCGTTATCAACAGAAAACTACATCCACAACGGCAGTTCTGTAGACCAAGCTACCGGTCAAGCGGTAGGACAACAGGCTAGTATCGCGTTCGACTTCGGAAGCAACATCAGTTGGACTACTGGCTGGGTTGTCATGGGTTGGCAGTACTTTGCTGCACCTACCAACATTGAGACTTGGGCAAACGGTGGAATGCGGATGGGTGTTGGCGCATCTTTGGCCAACGTGAGCTACTACAACGCTGTTGGTTCGGACTTCGGTTCTTACCCCTATGGCGGTTGGCAGAACACGGCAATCGACCCCACGTTGACGGCAGACCAGACAGCGGGTTCCGGTTCTGGCGGCAGCTACCGCTACTTCGGCTCCATGTGCAACATGCTGGCCAAGATCACCAAGGGAAGTCCGCACGGTATCGACGCTTTCCGCTATGGCCGTGGCCAGATCAAGGCGATTAGCACTGGCGCTACGTTCGCTGGATTGGCTTCCGCGAATGACGCTACCACAGCACGTTGGGGTTTGTTCTCTAACGCCGGTGGTGTGTACAAGTGGAAAGGTTTGCTATCCCTTGGCGACGCCACCAACAGCGTTACGTTCTCGGACAGCAACAAAGCCATCCTGATTGAAGACACGCCTCGGGTATCTGCCGGGTTCAACAAGATCGAGATTACACACGCATCGTCCTCGGCGACGTGGAGTTCCATTTCCATCTCAGGTGTTCAGACTTCCATCACTGGATCCGCCCCGGTTAGTCGGGGTGACTTTGAGGTTGTGACATCGGGTGCGACGGTCTCCATCAACGGCTGCACGTTCACCGACATGGGCACGTTTGTATTCCAGACGGGTAGCACGGTGGACGCCAGCACCTTCCGACGCTGCGGGCAGATCACGCAAAACGGCATCAGCCTGACCAACAGCCTGATCACCAACAGCCATGCAGCGGTTGCAGTGGTGGCCAGCAACGTCGGCGCGGTAACGGGCTGCGACTTCATCAGCTCCGGCACAGGCCACGCCATTGAAGGCTTCAGCACGGCGGGCGACTACACCGTCGCCACTAATACCTTCACCAGCTACGGCGCAACCGGCACGGCCAACGCCGCCCTGCATGTGCTGGCTACCAGTGGCACCGTCAACATCAACGCACCGGGCGGCACGACCTACAAGTCGGATGGCGCTACGGTCAACATTATTTCCGGCCAGCGCACACTTACTCTGACGGACATTGTGTCGGGTTCAGACATCGTGATCCTGACGGCGGGAACGACGACAGAGCTAGCCAACATTGACGCTAATAGCGGTTCAACTTACGCGTTTAGTTATACCTACTCGGCAGGCACCTATGTCGATGTGTGCGTCTACAAGGCCGGGTATGTCCCATTTACCGTCCGCAACTACCTTCTGGCCGATGCGGATGGATCGCTCCCAATCAATCAGGTCGTTGACCGCAATTTTGTAGCATAAAGGAGAAGTATCATGGCAAAGATTATCGACGGCGACGATCTTGTAGTTGGAACCAACCTCGCGCTGGATACCACGGCGAAGACCTTCACCTTGTCTGTTGGCGGTGCGCTGACCTCCGCTAAAGAGGGTGTAACGCTTCAGGCGCTGTATTCGAAGTTCATCAAGCTGTGGGAAACTGCTGCTTATAACAAATTTCCTTTTCCTTGCTACGCAATCGATGCCCTGTCTGGCCAATTTCAGTTCGGTACGGACGGCGGCTCGTTCAACGGCTGGAAGCCGGCGGACGACACGACCCGCCAGATGCTGCGTGATGGTGGTTGGGACGAATACCTCGCCAATGGCACCAAGGACCGCACCTATGTAGGTATGGTGGCGCTGGCCTCGGGATTCCCCTCCGGTGCCCAGTTCTACTACCAGAAAGAGTCGGGCGGCGCGGCCACCAACTTTACCTTCGACGACGCCCCCAACGAGGGTATCCGCGTTGACGACACCGCGCAGACCTTCTTCAAAATCTTCTGCCGCGAGCCGAACTACACCTACGACGATGCCGTGCTGGGTGACGTTGGTTCCAGCGCGACTGGCCCCTACAAGATTTCGCTGCCTATCTCGGTGGGCACTGACCTCAAGACCTACTCTTCCGGCTCGCCAATTCTGGACACCGCCATGTCTGGCGCACCATACATCAGCCTTGGCCTGGAGTACTTTGGCAGTGACCAGACCACCTACGACATCGGCGCGTATCCGTTCCGCATCGTCATCGACAACACCACGGCAAACGCCACGCTGGAGCAGATTTACACCTGGGTGCAGTACAAACTGCGTCAGGCCGGCGACATCGACGACGGCGCGGGCACCGTAGCTGGCAAGACGGCCAACTCCCTGATGTACTTCGTGGGTGACACGCTCTACACCACGACCGGTGTGTTTATCGACGGTGTGCTGCCGGCTGACTTGAACCGTGTGGTCTTCCGCGACCAGAACGATGCAGACCGCATCTACCCATACGCGGCGGCGGGTACGATGAACTTCAACAGCTTCCTGACGTCGGGCGGCACCGGGTATTACATCATGTACTTCGCCAACGATGACGCTGGCGATAACACCGGACGCGACTACGGTACATCCACCGCCATTGTGGTGAACGACAAGGACGGCAACCCCATCCAGGGCGCCATCACGGCGGCGTCGATTCCGTTCTCGTATGACTACACCAACAACGTGCAGCGCGGCACGGGGTCTAATGGGGACGATGCCCCCGTGGTGCTTGTCGCCGGTAACAAGGGTGTAGCCAAACCCGTGGTCGTAACGGGTGTTTCGATCACGCAGTCGAAGTCGATCACGTTGACTGCCACCGCCGAGCAGGATCGCGCCTACGTCGCTTAAGGAGTAGCAGATGGGAACCAACAGCTTCGTCCGGGTTCCCCCGGACTCCACGGGTAAGCGGTATTACACGCTCGAACATGCGGTCAGCGGGAACGATGTCCAGGTCCAGGTCATGCACGCCTCTGATCCTGACTTCCCCGAGTACATCCAGCGCGTGGATGAGCGTGGCGCGGCCAGCGTGCGTTTCTCGGAAGGCTCGCCGTTATCGGACGCCTTCGGCAACCTGAAGGTCAGCAACCGCAAGTGCATCGGTAGCTACGACTTTGTGGCGGACGACAGCACAGACTTGTGGTCGTACCTGGAAGTGGGTGGCGGTTCGATTGATTACCTGTCTGTGGCCAGCAGCATGTCGCTCTCGGTAGGTACGGCGCTGGGCGACAAGGCGATGATGACGACCAACCATCACCATTACTACTACCCCGGCACTAGCAACCTGTACATGTTCACCGTTACGCTCTCCGACGCGGGCATGACAGGGTGCCGCCGGCGCTGGGGTTGCCTG